CAACAGTTAAATCTTGCCATACAAAAATTATTAGATGATAGAATAAAAGAACTTCAGGAGTTTAACAAGTATGCTAGAGATGAAGAAGAAAAAGATAGATATTGTAATGAACAACAAGATTTATTTAATGAAAGTAGGAGTGCATAATGAATAAAGAATCTTTTATTTATCTTTGGTATGATTCTAATAATAAAATGTTTTATCTAGGCAAACATAAAGGCACACCTGATGACGGATATACTCATTCTTCTAAGAGGTGGCAACAATTTAAAAGTGATAATGTGCCACAAGGAGTTAGAAGAAAAATTATTGCTTGGGGTATAGATAAGGATATGTATGAATTAGAAACTAAACTTTTGTTAAATAGAAAAGAAAAATGTTGGAGTAGATATTATAATATTAGTATTGGTGGTGATTTTAGTGCAGACTATGACGACCCAAAATATAAAGAAATGATGCGTAAATGTAATTATGATAATAAAAAAGTACAAAGTAGAAAACGTAAATTAGCAAAAGAAAGATTTTTACAAAAAGATTTTAGAGAAAGAATGGTTGTAAATAATTATAAAAACAAGGAGGTTCAGGAAAAAAATAGGCAACAACGTTTAGGAGAAAAGGGCAGTAATGCTCTCGGCTCTCATAAATTAACTTTTGAAAATGGTAGTTATATAATTGTTCCTAATTTAGCTAGGTGGGCAATGGATAGTAATAAGTATGATTGGTCACAACTCTTTCACTTAAAAAAAGGTTGGAAGATGCAAGGAGGAAAAAAAGTTAGAATATTAAAATGTAAAGATATAATAAAAGTAGAGGCAGTTACGAATCACTAGATAAAATAATGAATGGTTGATATGGTATTAAGTTTAAGAGATAGATTGATATATAATATAAAGGATAATGTAATGAAGTTAAGACAAGTACAAAAGACTAAGATTGAAAGAATGTTAGATGAAATAGAATATTTTTTAGAGGCTATGGAGCAACAAGAATATATGACATTTGATTTAGAAAAAGATTTAAGAAGATTATCAGCTATGCTTGATGATGTTAGAGAGGAGATAGAAAAGAAATGAGTTTACTATGGTTTTTTATGGGCGGAGTATTTATTCTGTCAGGTGTTAGCATTATATCTGGTAACGAATCAGACATAGCTATAATATTTGGTGCAGTAAGTTTAATGTTAGGAGGGTATATGTTATACCTAGGAGGGACTGATAAAGATGTCGAATAAAAATTTAACACCAAAAGAACATTGGGAGTTACATCAAGGACTATGGAGAATGCTAGGTTGTGATATGCAATTAAAAAATAAAAATAGAAATACTGTTGTGTATGTTGATAGAAAAACTGATAGGTATTATTCCTATTCATCAACATCAGGGAATATTTATTTAGGAAACTCATTAGGATATTTAAAGGAGAAAAAAATATGAATATTTATATAACTTTACAACGATTAAAAGATGCAGTAAAAGATATTAAGTCAGAATGGTATGAAGGTAATGATAGTCATAGCACAGCAGAATATAGAGGTGCGTGTCAATCACTTGATATGTTAGTAACACACTTTCAGGAGTTAAATGATTTTGCACATTGGAAAAAGGAGAAAAAAGATGCCAAAAAAACCAATTAAAGTAAAAAAGAAACCTAAAGATAAATTAATTTATATCTATGGAGATGAGATGAATGAGGTATGGGAACACTTTAATATGACTGTAAGAGATGATGATGATAGGATTGTATTAAAGTTTGTTAGGTTTGAATCAAGAGATTTTTACAGAAAGTAAAGATTAGATATGCCTAAGTTTACATTATATGCTAAGAAAGTTTATTACTATCGCAAGGAGATTAATGCCAGAGATAGGAAGACCGCAGAGAAGAGAAGTGACCAGTATGAATCAGAGAGATTATTTATTCCTACTGGTGAAGAATTTTATATAACCAGTATAGAGGACAATGAAGATGAAAACAACTAAACCAAAAATAGACCCAATAACATTAAACTTAATTAATAAATTAAAAGCTATAGATGATACAATTAGCGAAGGTGCGTGGGAGTATATACATCTAGGAGATATACTAAGATTGCAAGATGCTTTTCATAATGCTATTAATCATTTTGATTTAAAGAAAAAAGGTGGTATAGGAGAGCATGGAGTTGATGAAGGTAAGTACGTACAATTTTGGCATAGTGATTATGTATGCCATACAGACCCAGAGGCATTTGACCCAAGCAAAGTGGAGGAAGATGATGAGTAAATATACATACGTTGTAGAGGAGTGGTCTACTGATTCTAGAAGATATATAGTAAAGTCAGATAGAAAGCTAACTGAATCAGAGTTACAAGATGCTTACAAAGAAATAGGTATACCGGAACAAGGATATCACGAGGCTTTTGATGAGTTACCTTATTGTGGTCAAGAGGTAAACTTTACAGTTTACTATGATGGCACAGACTATGGAGAAGATTCACAAATGGAAATAGTGCAAGGAAGTGAGGATTTAAAAGATGATTAAATATATTATATATACACAAAAGAACTGCATCTATTGTGCAGAGGCAAAGTCTTTACTAGATGAAGCCGGAGAAACATACGAAGAAAGAGAGCTAGATACTGCGGAGAAAGTTAGGAGATTTAAAAAAGCCGGACATAAAACTGTGCCACAAATCTTTCTACACATAGGAGGATTCCACGAACTAGAAGAGTTTTTCTTTGGAGATGATGTAGGGTTTAAACCGGATATAAAGCTCGTGGAGAACACTAAACCTACTGGTAAGGTGATACCTTTCAAAGGAAAGATAGGTGCTATATCAGGAGATAAAGATGAGTAAAGAAGTATTAGAGGCAGTAAGAGAGGCTAGTGTATCTATTGCTTGTTGTTTAGACGAACCTAGTAAGGTTACTAAAAAAGATTTAGAACACATACAAGACCAGATAACTAAGATAGAAAATTATTTAACACCTTTTTGTTTAGAAGAATTAGAGGAGATAAAAGATGAATAAAAAAATTAAATGTCAAAGATGTAAAAAAAATGAAGGTTACCCAGAAGATATGACAAACAGAGCATGTAATCTTTTATTATGTGATGATTGCTACACAGAGATAAGATATTTACTAGCAGATTATTTAGGTATACATATACAAGACATTAAGGTATAAGACTTGCATTTTATAATTATCTATGATACAATGGCTATAGGAATACTATGAATAAAATAAAACCTATAGTTAGAGTACCAAATATTGTGGCAAAAAATTTACTTGACACAAGATATAGGCAAAGGATTGTCAAAAGCAAAAAGAAGTATGACAGAAAGCGAGATAAAAATGTTCATAATAACACATCATAGATTTGATTTTGGTAAATGGAATAAAAAATGTAAATGGACAGAATCATTTCCCATTGACCAGTTAGTTGATAATAAAAATAAATTATTAAAATTTAAAACAGAAGAGGAGGCACTAGAAGAATTAGTGGAGTGGGGAGTTGATATAAACTTCGCTATGGATAATGGTGTCACTATAGAAAGAATACACTAATGACGGAAATATATATACTATATTATTTTTTAGGAGGCATAGTAGTAGGAATGTTTATCGTACTATTAGCATATATATTAACCAGGAAATAGGAGAAAAAAATGTATGACCCAGTAGTAATAAATATATTAGAAAAAAATGTAAGAGATTTACAACAACAATTAAGAACTGCTTACGTTAGAATAAAACAATTAAATGAAGAGAATTATAAGTTGCGTAGAGAGTTAGGAGTAAAAAAAGATAATGGAAAAAGTGTTACAAATAACTCTGATGGTGTTTGGTTAGGAGATGCAGAGATGCCAGATGCAGAACATTTAAAAGATGAGTAGTGATAGAGAAAGAAGATTAAGAGCCACTGGTCGGTGGTTTCAAAAACCTAAAAAAATTAAATTTTTATGGATTAATAATATGTTTCCCTTATTATTAATTGTAAGTTTATTTTTTTTATTGTATAATAGTTAGGAGAAAACAATGAGTAATCTTTGGGATAAAGACGAGAAAAGACTCTACAGAAAGTTATTTAAGGAGTACAAAAAAGAAGGTTGCTCTAATGAAGAAGCCAGAATGTATGCGAAATTGGATTGTAAAAATAGCATAGGTTTTGATATTGATTCAGCAGAAAAACTTTATAAAAATAGTTTGAAAGATTTTGATTGACAAGTATAAAATATTCGGTATAATATCTAAATATATTAATATAATATTAAATATAATAATTAATATATTTATTTTATTATTATCCTTATGGGTATTATATATATTTATTATGATGTTTTATTATACTTTTAAATAATATAGAAAGGAATATAAATGATAGGATTAGAATATTTATTAATATACACAGCTATCTATGTAATTATAGGTGTAACTAATACATTAGGTATGATGTGATGCAAAGTAAATGGATAAGCAGAGGACAATGCCCTTGTGGTGAATCAAGCAAAGGATATAACATACATGCTGATGGACATGCCTTCTGTTTTTCATGTAATAAAAGATTTAATAACGTAGGAGAGGCAAAAATGGAAACAGAGTTCCAAAAAACAGGAGAGGTGGTAGATATGCAGAATAGAATAACTAGCACCGGAGACTATGGTAGTATTACTGATAGAAGAATATCAGAACAAACTGCCAGAAAGTATCGAACAAAGATAAGACAAGATGGTTCAATGATAACACATCATTACTATGAATATTTTAATTCAGATGGTAGCCATGTTGCCACAAAGGTGAGACAAGTAGAAGGAAAAAAAATATGGTCTCAAGGTAACATAGGAGATGCCTTACTGTTTGGACAAAACTTATTCAAGTCTGGTGGTAAATATATTACTATCGTTGAAGGAGAGATAGATGCCATGTCTGTGTACGAAATGTTAGGAAGTAAATGGGCGGTAGTATCAATCAAGAATGGAGTTCAAAGTGCTGTGCAGAATTGTAAACAACACTTAGAATATCTAAATAGTTTTGAAAATGTTGTGGTATGTTTTGACACAGATAAACCTGGTGTTGAAGCATCACAAAAGGTTGCACAATTATTTGAACCAAACAAATGTAAGATAGTTAGACTGGACTACAAAGACCCTAACGAATATTTAAAGATGGGTAAAGCAAAAGACTTTGTTCAAGATTGGTGGAGTGCAGAATCATACACACCTGCTGGTATAGTAAACTTAGCAAAGTTAGGAGATGAGTTGTATGAGGAGGAGTATTGTGAAACGATACCTTATCCTTGGAGTGCTATGAACGAAAAAACATATGGCATGAGAACAGGAGAGTTAGTTACATTTACTTCTGGTGCTGGTATGGGTAAGTCTTCTATCATGCGTGAGTTGATGCATCATATTCTAAAAAACTCTAATGACAACATAGGAATATTAGCATTAGAAGAAAGCACAAAGAATACTGCATTTAATATTATGTCTGTTGAGGCAAACCAAAGATTGTATATTAAGGAGATACGAAATCAATTTGCTAGAGAGCAGTTAAACAAATGGCAAAAAGAAACAATAGGTTCTGGTAGGTTTTTTGCCTTTGACCACTTTGGTTCTATAGGTAATGATGAGATACTATCCAGGGTTCGATATATGGCAAAGTCTTTGGATTGTAAATGGATATTCTTAGACCACTTATCTATCTTAGTTAGTGGACAAGATGATGGAGATGAGAGAAAGTCTATTGATGTGTTGATGACTAAGCTACGTTCACTTGTAGAAGAAACAGGAGTTGGTTTATTATTAGTATCACATCTTAGGAGACCATCAGGAGACTTAGGTCACGAGAATGGAAAAGAGGTTACTCTATCTCACTTAAGAGGTAGTGCCAGTATTGCACATTTATCTGATAGTGTTATTGCTTTAGAAAGAAATCAACAATCAGATGATGAAGTAATTGCTTGCACTACAACGATTCGTATTTTAAAAAATAGATACACAGGAGAAACAGGTGTATGTTCTTACTTGCATTATGATAAAAAGTCTGGTAGAATGTCACAAATAGATAATCCTTTTGAGGATAGTTTTGAAAACGAAGCACAAGGAGTAATATAAATGAATTGTTGGCACTGCGGAACAGAGTTAATATGGGGTGGAGACCATGACGGAGAAGAGGGTGACGAACACGATATTGTAACTAATTTAAGTTGTCCTAATTGTCATACATTTGTGTATGTATATCATAAGTTTGAGTTCCCTACTATGGAAAAGCAACAGGAGTTATTTAGTGAACCGGAGATGTGGAGTCATTATTGTCCAGAAGAAAAATCAGAGATGGAAATAGGTAAAGGAGAAGACTGTAGTTGGTGTGGAGCAAATGAAAGTAGTTCTTGATATTGAGACAGACGGATTTAATCCTAGTAAAATACATTGTATTGTAGCTAAAGATATAAATAAAAATGTAACATACGTTTGGGACTCATCTAATATGTATAGTTTTAAAAACTGGGCAAAGGGTGTAGATACATTTATTATGCACAATGGTTTATCTTTTGATGCACCAGTGTTAAATAGATTATTAGATGCAGAAATACTACCAGGTAATATTGTAGATACATTAATATTATCTCAGTTATTTAATCCTATTAGAGAAAAAGGTCATAGCCTGAAAGCATGGGGAGAAAAACTAAATATGCTCAAAGGTGGTGAGGGAGTAAACTTTTCTAAATATAATCAAGCTATGTTAGATTATTGTAAACAAGACGTGGAGATTACACATGCTGTTTATAAAGAGTTGTTAAAAGAAAGCAAAGGTTTTTCTAAAGAGTCTATAGATTTAGAACATGATATAAGATTAATACTAGACCAACAAGAAAAGAATGGATTTGCTTTTGATATAAAAAAAGCACAGGAGTTGTTGGCAAAATTAAAAGATGATATCTATGATTTAGAACAATGGTCTTTGGAAGAGTTTGAACCTACTATTGTAGAGATGAAAACAAAAACAAAAGAGATACCTTTTAATATTGGTTCAAGACAACAAATAGCAGACAGGTTGATGAAGAGAGGTTGGAAACCAAAACAGTTTACAGATAAAGATAATATAATAATTAATGAAGCTGTATTGAAAACAATCAAAGAACCTAATTTAAAAATAACTGCGGAGAGATTTGCTAAATACTTTTTACTGCAGAAAAGGGCAGTAATGGTGGAGTCTTGGATTGAGGCATGTGATGAAAGTAATAAAGTGCATGGTAAAGTTATGACACTTCGCACTGTTACAGGTCGTATGGCACATAACTCACCGAACATGGCACAAGTTCCGGCTACTTATTCACCTTATGGAAAAGAATGTAGAAGTCTTTGGACTGTATCAGATACTACAAAGTATAAGTTAGTAGGAACTGATGCTAGTGGTCTAGAGCTACGTTGTCTTGCACATTATTTAAATGATGTAAGTTATACTGATGAAATATTAAACGGAGATATACACACAAAGAATATGGAGTTAGCTGGTATAAAAAACAGAGACCAAGCTAAAACATTTATCTATGCTTTTTTATATGGTGCTGGTCCAGATAAGATAGGTAAGATTGTAGGAGCTGGTAAAGAGCAAGGTAAAATGTTAATTAAAAGATTCTTGTCTAACTTGCCGGCACTTAGGAGATTAAGAGAACAAGTAGAGAATGCTGGTAGGAGAGGAAAAATAAAAGCTATTGATGGTAGATATTTAAAAGTTAGGAATGCACATTCAGCACTGAATACTTTATTACAGGGAGCTGGTGCTATTATATGTAAACATTGGTTGTTACGTATTACTCACAGAGTATACAATAAAAAACTAGATGTGAAACTTGTTGCTTCTGTTCATGATGAATATCAGTTTGAGGTAGCAAACAAAGATGTAGGAGAGTTTTGTAGTATCACAAAGATTGGTATAAAAGAAACAGAGAACTTATTAAAATTAAGATGTCCTTTGGACAACGATTACAAAGTAGGAGTAACATGGGCGGAAACACATTAGAACCAAAAGTAGAAGATAGAAAAAAGTTTGATATAGATTTACAGTATGGTCAAGTAAGAGAAAAGATTGTAGCAGATATGTTACAAGATAAAAAGATAGAAGTAAAATCAGAAAGAGGTATGTGGTTACAGACAGGCAACATAGCAATAGAATATGAAAGTTATGGAAAACCTAGTGGTATTAATGCTACTGATTCGGATTATTGGTTTCATAATTTATGCGTAGGAGACCAGGTGTTTGCAACATTAGTATTTGAAACGAAGATGTTAAAGAAAATTATTAACGAATCTATTAATGCTAATCAAGTTAGGAGTGTATCAGGTGGAGACCATAATGCATCTAGAATGTATTTAATGAATATACAAAATCTTTTTTCTCAAAGTATTATTAAAAAAAGTGTTGACAATAATAATACAAATTGATATAATATAATTTTAAAACTAAAAAGGAGATACACATGAGTGTAATAAGTGGAACTGCTTATTGGGCAAGCATAACAAGCCCAAACACAACGTTTGATGCAGATGGCACATGGAGTATAGATGTGGGTAATCTGGATGAAACTAACAAGACTCTTGCAGAAAAAGATGGTCTTGCAATAAAGAACAAAGGTGATGACAGAGGAGACTTTGTTAGCATCAAAAGAAACGTCAAAAGAAAAGATGGTAACTTAAATAGTGCACCGGAAGTTCTTGATGCTCAGAAGAGAACAATGCTAAATACATTAGTAGGTAATGGTTCAAAAGTAAATGTTCTATATACTACTTACGAGTGGAAATACAAAGGTCGTTCTGGTGTTTCTGCTGACCTTAAAAAGATTCAGGTCGTGGATTTAGTTCCTTATCAGGGTGATGCAGATGATGCATTTGATGTAGTGCCTGATGGGTACTCTTCTGAGAAAGACGAAAAAATTCCTTTTGCCTCTTAATAAGGAATAGTGGGAGTTCCGGCTAAAACCTCCATTCGGTAATCAGCGAGGTCTCCCACGACACATTATGAAAAAAATAGATACAATAGTAGAAGATATATACAGCTTATTCGAAAAAAAGAATGAAGACTTAACAGAAAAAGAAGTAGATAAATGTATAGATGACTTTGCTAGTTCAGTTAAGATTCATGTAAAAGAGTTTTTAAAACAGTTGCCTCATGAAAAACCAAGATTAAGATTATCTACTATAGGTAGACCAGATAGGCAACTATGGTATGACTTTAAAAAACCACACAATAAACCTATACCACCTAGTTCAAGGATAAAGTTTTTGTATGGTTATATACTAGAAGAATTATTAATTATGCTTTCTTCTATTGCTGGTCACAAAGTTACTAACCAACAAAAGCAAGTAGAAGTAGAGGGAGTAAAAGGACACCAGGATTGTTTTATTGATGATGTACTTATAGATTGTAAGAGTGCGTCAGGGAGAGGCTTTACTAAATTTAAATATAATAACTTATCTAATGATGACCCTTTTGGTTATATATCTCAAATATCTGCTTATGCAGAAGGTAATGGTGTAAATGAAGCTGGGTTTTTAGTTATTAATAAATCAACAGGTGAAATATGTTTAACAAAAGTACATTCATTGGAGATGATAAATGCAAGAAAAAGAATACAACATCTTAAAAAAGTTATTGAATCTACCAGTGTACCTGATAAATGCTACACTGATGTTCCTGATGGTAAGTCTGGGAATTACAAGCTGGATACTGGTTGTATCTATTGTAATTATAAGCATGATTGTTGGAGTGATGCTAATAATGGTAAGGGACTTCGTACTTTTCAGTATTCAACCGGTTATAGATATCTTACAAAGGTTGAAAAAGAGCCAAACGTAGACGAAGTAAGTGAAGAAAGAACCTGATATAATACAAATAGAAAATGTTTTTTACTCTGAGCCTGAAAACCCAGAGAAGAAACTTTTTGTTGCTGTAATACTACAAGCATTGCTAGACTTATCAAAGAATATACAGACAAAGACAGATAGGGTAAACAAAGATAGGGCAGAGTCCTGGTTTTTTACCAGTGTTGGAGTAACGTGTAAGAATTTTGAAGAAGTATGTGGCATGGCAGGAGTTACACCTAGTAAAGCTAGGTCTTTTGCCTACAAAGTTATGAACGCAGATAACAAAAAGTTTTTAAGAAAACGAATAAGAAGTGTATTAAGAGGTGATGATGACAAAGAAAAAAGATTTGACTTATGAAGAAAATTTTGATAAACTATATCAAGATATGATAAATTATGAGGAGCAAGCAAACATGGGTATGATGGATGAGGCAATAAAAGAAACAGTAAAGAACAAAGGCTTTACAAAAACAGATTTAAAAAAACAAGCATTGAAAGCTACATTAAAACAAGTAGGTGGTAGTCATTATAAAGATTGTAAGATACAACCTGTAGAATATATTGTAGGTAATGACTTGACTTTTCTTGAAGGTAATATTATAAAATATATTACAAGACATAGAAGAAAAGGTGAAGGAAGAAAAGATATAGAGAAAGTAATACATTACGCAGAAATGATTTTAGAGATGGAGTACAATGATGAATAATTATTTACCAACAGAGTATCAAAGTTTTATACATCTATCTAGATACTCTAGGTGGTTGCCTGATGAGGGTAGAAGAGAGACCTGGATTGAAACAGTATCTAGATTAAGTAATTTTATGCAGATACATTTAAAGAAAAATTTAGATGTAGAGATAGATAGTGAGACATGGAGAAAGATAGAGGATTATATTATTGGTCTTTCTGTTATGCCTTCTATGAGAGCATTGATGACTGCTGGTACAGCATTGGAAAGAGAGAATATTGCCGGTTATAATTGTTCTTATATTCCTATTGATAATCCAAAAGCATTTGATGAAATACTTTATATTTTAATGAATGGCACAGGTGTGGGTTTTTCTGTTGAAAGACAGTATGTAGATAAGTTACCTACTATACCAGATAGAGAGTTTGAAAATACAGATGATGTTGTTTCTGTTGCTGATTCAAAAGAAGGTTGGGCAAGAGGATTTAAAGATTTAATATCTTATCTTTATACTTGTAGAATACCAAAGATAAATGTTAGTAAAGTTAGACCAGCCGGTCAAAGATTAAAAACATTTGGTGGCAGGGCAAGTGGTCCACAACCTTTAGTTAATCTTTTTGATTTTGTTATTGAAAAGTTTAAAGGTGCAAAAGGTAGAAAACTAAACTCTATGGAGTGTCACGATATTGCGTGTAAGACAGGTGAAGTTGTGGTTGTAGGTGGTGTGCGAAGGTCTGCTTTGATATCTTTGAGTAATCTCTCTGACCAAAGATTAAGAGCAGCTAAGTCCGGTGCTTGGTGGGAGACGAACCCTGAAAGAGCACTAGCTAATAACTCTGTTGTGTATACTGAAAAACCAGATGCAGGTATTTTTATGAAGGAGTGGTTGTCTTTATATGAAAGTAAGTCTGGTGAAAGAGGTATATTCAACAGAGTATCAGCACAAGAAAAAGCTAGAGAAAATGGTAGACGTAATGGTGACTACGAATTTGGAACTAATCCTTGTAGTGAGATTATACTAAGACCTAATCAGTTTTGTAATCTTACAGAAGTTGTTGTAAGACCTATGGATACTGAAGCTACATTACATGATAAGATAGAAGTTGCCACTATATTAGGCACAATACAAGCAACACTAACAGACTTTGGTTATCTTAGAAAAAGATGGCAAACAAATACAGAAGAAGAAAGATTGCTTGGTGTTTCTCTTACAGGCATTATGGATAATTCTATTATCAATAGAAGAAGAGAAAGACTACCAGAGATATTACAAGGTATGAGAAACAAAGCTGTTATAACAAATAAAGAGTGGGCAGAAAAGTTAGGCATACCACAGTCAACAGCTATTACATGTGTTAAACCTTCTGGTACAGTTAGCCAGTTGGTTGATAGTGCTAGTGGTATTCATGCTAGACATAATCCATACTATATTCGTACAGTTAGAGGTGATAACAAAGACCCACTAACAGAGTTTATGAAAGCACAGAATATACCAAATGAACCAGATGTAATGAAGCCAGACCATACTACAGTATTTTCTTTTCCTATGAGTTGTTCTGATACTGCTGTATATAGAAATGATATGACAGCTATAGAACAATTAGAGATATGGAAATGTTATGCACAACATTGGTGTGAACATAAACCTTCTGTTACTATATCAGTAAAAGAAGAAGAGTGGGTAAATGTAGGTAACTGGTGTTGGGATAATTTTAGTTATCTTTCTGGTGTATCTTTCTTACCTTTTTCTGACCATACATATCAACAAGCACCTTATCAAGACATAGATAAAGAACAGTATGAAGCTCTACAATCTAAGATGCCTGATAAAATAGACTGGTCTAAATTACAAGATTTTGAAAAGGAAGATAATACTAGAGGTTCACAAGAGTTAGCTTGTACTGCAGGCTCATGTGAGTTAGTAGATATTTAATATATGCTTGATTTTATTGTTATAGTAATATGTTTATTATTAATAGCTAATACTTTAAACCTATTGTAATTTTTTTGTTGCATTATATTTTTAATTATGTTATAATGTCTATATGGCAAAAGCAATAGTAGGTGCAGGTAAAAGATTAAGAAGTTTTTTTAAGAAAATAACTTCTATTGGTAAGTCTAATAGAACTAGACCTAAAAATAAACATAAAAGAAGAAACTATAAAAAATATAAAGGACAAGGTAAATGAAAATAATTTTAGTATTAATAATAAGTTTTATAACTTTACAATTAAAAGCAGATGCATGGTTTGATTCAGTAGGATATAGATATTATCACGATTTAGATAATGAGCATGATGGTTCTAAGTTTAGAAGTTATGCTACTAAAAATTTATCCAATAATGATAAATTAAAAATAGCTTATGAAAGAAAAAGAATAGGTCAAGGTTTTGAAGCCGGAACTTTTTTCATAGATTATGAGTGGAAGTTCTAATATGAGCATGAAGATTAGAAATGATATGGACACAGTGTATATTGGCTATGACCCTAGAGAACATGCGGCTTATGAAGTATTAAAGTTTTCTATCGAAATACGTGCCAAGAATCCTGTAAGAATAGTGCCTCTTAAAAAAGATGCATTAATTAAAAATGGTATGTTTAGAAGAAAATCAAACAGTATAGGTAATCAACAATATGATGAGATAGATGGTAGACCTTTCTCTACTGATTTTAGTTTTACTAGATTTCTTGTACCGCATTTAAGTTTATATACTGGTTTATCTTTGTATATGGACTGTGATATGTATTGTTATGGTGATATAACAGAATTATTTGATATGTGTAGAGATAGTTATTATCCTGTGTGGGCAGTACATCACAAGTATGATGTAGAAAAAGGTGTTAAGATGGATGGTCAGGCACAAGAGCCTTATCACATGAAGAACTGGTCTAGTCTTATGATGTTTAATAATAACCATCATTACTTAGATAAGTTAAGTATTGATGCTATTAATACAGAAAAAGGTAGATGGTTACATACATTTAAGTGGTTGCCTGATGAAGAGTCTGACATAGGTCAAATACCTGAAGAATGGAATTGGCTTGATGGTCATTCACCAGAAAATATGAAACCAAAGATTGTTCATTTTACAACTGGTGGTCCTTGGTTTGCTAAATGGAAACCTAGAGGGACTACTGAAGGAAGATATGCTGTTAAATGGTGTGAAGATGCTAGATGGTTACAGATGAAAGGTATTATACCAAGAGAAAAGGATTATTTAATACAATGAGAGAACTAACAAGTACATTATATAAATCTTTGAGATGTCATTATAAAGGTGAAATAAATAAAGCATTATATCAACTTGATTTAGCATTTCAAAAACCTGTTGCAATCGGTGAACATCCTAAGATAGTAGAAGATTGTATTGTTTTAATTAAACAGTTATCAGAAGCTGAAGAAGCATTAGAAACATTGGAGAAAAATTTTGGAATCTACAGAGAAGCAAATTAATATTGTAACATCTTTTAATGAAACAATATTAAAAGATACAGCAATACATTTATTAAACTCAACGAAAGAAAATTTAGATACAAGTATAAACTTTACTGCATACTATCACGATTGTAAAATAGATGCATATTCTTTACCAGATTATACTTATAAAAGTTTACATGATATAAAAGACCATGAAGACTTTTTGAAAAGATATGCAGAACATGATGGTACAGAAGAAGGCAAGATACCTTACAATGAAAAGTTAGATGCATTGAAGTGGTCACATAAAGTATTTGCCTTAACTGAGATGGCTTTTGATTTAGCAGAAAAAAGTAAAGAAGCAGGTTGGTTAATATGGATTGATGCTGATTCTTATTTAAAAAAGAGATTAACAAAACAAGATAT